GGTGTTCATACCATCCTTGTAACATCTTTGCACCAGGGGCTTATGGGTGCATGTTCTATGGATGCCGGGCAACTGGCAGTCCTGCGAGAGGTGGTGGGTAAGGGCCCATCAGATGATGCACTTCTCTCTGCATTAAGGCGGTCAAGGGGGGATCTGGCTGCCGCTGCCAACATCATCCTGGATGCTCCAGTTCCAGCACGGCCCATGGCTACGTTTGCGTTGAAGGCCACTGCAGGAACCATCACACTGGATGATGATGGTGAGGAGGTGGTGTCAAAACCAGCTGTGGAAAGTACCACAAGCACCACAAGTAGCACAACTACCACAGGAACTACAACTGCAACTGCAGGCAGCTTCCTGAAGATGATGAAAGTGAAACAGGAGGAACCGGAACGGCCCAAGAAGAGGCCCCGTGTATCTGCAGTCAAATCAGAGATGTCAGGTTTGAAAAGCAAGCGCAGCTGCAATGTGGAATGGGCCTTGAATTTGGGTGCCCTGGAAGTGGTGGCCTATAGCACCATGAAACTCGAAGGAGGTGCGAGCTTCCCTGGTGAAGATGGAACTATGGGGCCATTGCTTCGAAGTGGGGGGCGCTTGGAATTGAAGTGGGCCGTTGAAACCAAGAAAGGAAGACCTGGTGTTGGAAGTGGTAAGGAAACAGGGCAAGTCCATTTCGAGGTGAATAGCAAGACGGTTGGAAAATTTCCAAGTTGGACATCCAAGGCTTTAGTGCCATTGTTGGCAAGGAAGTTGATTGATGCAGAGGCAGTGGTGGGGAAAGAACCACCTCGAGCCTTAGATTTGGGAACCAACATCCCAGTCTTGGTGTACATCTCTTTGAGATCTTCAGCTCTCCGTACCCCTGGGCAACTGCAAAATCTGGAAGGAGGCAAAGCTAAGGGGCAAAAGGCCGTGCAAAAAGCGGAAGATGATCGAGAGGTGCAGCGAAAAGCCACGAGTATTTTGCTGGAAAAGTTGCAACTCAGACGTCCACGAAAAGCAGTACTGGATGATGTTCCGGAAGGTGCCCCTGAAAAGAATGGAGGAAGTGGAGCTTCAGGAACTGGAAATGGTGGAAATGGCGATGGCGAAGAGGAGGCCGAAGAAGTTGAGATGTCAACTGCTGCAGCTGCACAGTTGGGACGTCAAGACCATTTGGAGCGTCATGACTTGCCAGGCATTCTGTTGCCGAAAGGAGTCTTTGAAACAACACTGAGGTCATACCAGGCACAAGCTGTGTATTGGATGTGGCAACGGGAGAATCCTACCTCTTCCTTACCTGCTCATTTCAAGAAGTCAAACCAGGAGTCTTTTGAGTCTGGGGAACCAAGTCCTGTGACTGCACTTCAAACCTCGGAAAGGCAGCTTCACCCAATGTGGGATGAGTATGAACTTCCTGAAGCAACAGGTCCTTTGCCCAGTAGTAGCGGTAGGGAATCGGCTCGTTTTCTTTACTACCACCGAACTACTGGTGCATTATCCTTGGACTTTCCAGATGCTGCTTTGGCTCATTGTCGTGGAGGTATCTTGGCAGATGAAATGGGCTTAGGGAAGACTGTGATGTGCCTAGCCTTGATGTCTTTAGATTTGGGAGATCTACCCACGGCTCGTTCTGCAGCACCTGAGTTGAGAGCTTTGGAAGAAGCAGAGCCATCCAAGACCAAAGCTTTGTTTCAGAGTGATGATGGTGTGGCTGGTGTACTGGTGGTGGCACCCTTGTCGTTGATCAGACAATGGCAAACGGAAGCACAGAAACATTTCACCACATCAGCGTGCCCCAACATCTATGAGTTTCATGGATCAGGTCGAAAAGTCACTGCTGAGGAACTCAGAAATTATGGCATTGTGATGACTACCTACAACACCTTGGCATCCCAAAATGATGACTCCCCACTTTTCCAGCTTTATTGGCGGAGGATAATTTTGGATGAGGCACATGCCATCAAGAATCGCTGCAGCAGACAAGCACAGGCAGCTTTTCAGCTCAGAGGATTCTGCCGATGGTGTGTCACTGGTACGCCTTTGCAAAACAGCGTGGAGGAGCTTTTTTCCGCCATTCGCTTCTTACGCGTGGAACCCTGGTGTGCCTGGGCTTCCTGGCGTCAATCGGTGTCCATTCCTTTGGACAAAGGCCGCCAAGGCGATTCCACGGCCATGGCCCAAGCCCTCGACACGGCACGGCGCATCGTGACGCCGTTGATCATCCGTAGGACCAAGAAGACCGTGGATCCGGTGACCGGGGAAGCTTTGTTGCAGCTGCCTGCGAAACATGTCCATGTCCACAAATTGCAGCTTTCACTGGCAGAACGTGATTTCTATGAAACATTGTGGACTAAGGCCAAAACGCAGTTTGACACCTTCGTGGCCGCTGGGGAGGTCTTGTCCAAGTACACCCACATCTTGCAGTTGATCTTGAAACTGCGGCAGGCACTTTGCCATCCCTTCATGGTTTTTGCCAGAGAAAGTAGCAAAGATGAAGATCTGCAGAATCTGGAGAAACGATATTTGTTGGGAACTGGAGGTGATCAAGTCTCAGAAACCTTTGCCAACCAGCTATGGGATGAGATTAAAAATGGACAGCTGAGTGATTGTGCCATTTGTTGTGATGCACCTCAGGATGCAACCATGACACCTTGTGGCCACATCTTTTGCCGTGAATGTTGCTATCAGATCATCCAGAAATTCAAGGGTGAATGTCCCATTTGCCGACGTCCCGGCATCACCAAGAAGAGCCTAACAGTGCTGCCTGGTGCCTCGCGCTTCCCTGCACAACTCATGGCAAAGGCTGGGGGTCAAGATCAGCAGTCACACTACAGCACCAAGATGAAAGAATTGATGCAGCTGTTAAAAGTTGATATGGCAGATGGACATCGAGCTGTGGTTTATAGCCAGTTCACCTCTTTCATGGATTTGATTGGCAGTGCCTTAGATACTGAAGGCATTGAGCACAAAAGATTTGATGGATCTTTGACCTTAGATCAGCGTGCTGCATGTGTCGCCTGGTTGCAAGAGGAGACGCCAGGTCGCTCGGGGGCAAGAGTGCTCCTGGTGTCTTTGAAAGCTGGCGGGACGGGCTTGAACTTGGTTGCTGCCTCTAGGTTGTATTTGATGGATCTGTGGTGGAACCCTGCGGTGGAGGAGCAAGCTATTCAACGGGTACATCGAATTGGGCAGAAACAAGAAGTTCACATTTACAAATTTGTGGTGGAAGATAGCATTGATATTGATCTTTTAGAGTTGCACCGTGCCAAAGAACGCTTGTTGGAAGATGCTCTCAGAGGGGGTGGACACAGTGAGACAGCTGGTAAATTGACCATGGATGACCTGAAGCGGTTGTTCAACCCTTGTCGCTCGTCCTTGCGGAATCTCAAGAATGGCTCCAGTGAAGTAAAAGCAGAAACAACTCTGCCTGATGTGGCAATGGCAGATTCTGGTCCTCCAGTACCTGCACCTTCCCCTAGGGAGTTGGTGGCAGAAACAGAGATTGTTGAAGAGCAACCTCTAGTGGCTTCCTGGGATGCTGCAGAAGGTCTATTGGATTCAACTTTGGCGCACCACAGAAACGCTGTGCAAGACAGCGATGTGGTGATGGCCGAGGCACAAGAGCTCACTCAAACGCCATCGCCTGACGGATGTCCGAAGACACAGCCCCAACTGGTGGCAGCATGGGAAGCTGCTGGGGATCTACTGGAGGGGCCGACCTCAAGCTTTGGCTTTGGTGAGGAAGACATCTCGGACAGCGAACTCCTGGCAGCTTGTCATGCTGCAGAAACTTTGGTGCAGAGTATGGAGGGGGAACACGAACTCGGCTTTATTTAGCTGTAGATTCAACAACTAGATCCATCTGCACCGAAGCCTGGAC